TGAAATCATCTTCGACTTCAACTCCTTCAGGTATTTTAATCAACTCATATTTAAATCGCATTGCTCTATGACCAGTTTCATCTGGTTCTGCGAACTGAATACGACCTACACGATATAGAACACCTGCATACTTACCTTCATCAATTTTAGTTGCAATGTGTTTATCGCTTTCAACGTAACTAAACTTCACCGCCATACTTAAACTTTCCTTTTGCAAATTCATCTAATTGTGTCATCACTTCTTCAGTAAAGTACTTCTCAGGATTATCTAAAATCTGCTTACCATACATCTTAGACCCATCTGGTAGTTCGATGCGAGTTGCTACTTTCTTGAAGATACCTGCTTCTTCAGCAAGTTCTAATAGACCGTAGTAGCGTGATAGACCGCCTTTGTAGCGTAGTGACACATCAACTAGAGAATTCTCTTTAGTTAAGCGAGACTTGTTTAATCGACAGTGAATGATGTTACCAATGACTTCCGTACCATCTTTCTCTTTCTTCTTAGATAAGAATACAATTGTTGATGCGGCGTACTGAAGACCTGACCCACCACCCATGACTTTCTGTGGGAACATAGTACCCATCTGGTCGTATGTGTGATTAGTAACAATCATTGGTACTTTTGCTTTACCTAGTTTCAATGTCAGAACACGAAATGCCGCTTTAGTTAACTGCGCCCTTGTCATGTCTCTAGTCTCTTTACCATCTGCAGTATCTTCAATCTCTTTTGTTGTTGATAACATACCAAGACTATCAAGTACAAACATCAAAGGTTTACGGTCTGCTTCTGCTTGTTCGATATACTTATCAAGAATTTTAATGCCTTGTGTGCGAAACTCTTGTACAGTAGTCACAGGCATCATGACGATACGGTTTGTATCGATACCACGTTCTTCAATCATGTCTTTAGTCAATGCACTTTCAGTTTCAAAATATACGACACCCGCATCAGGATTCGTATCTAAGAAGTACTTGACTAGACCGAGAGCAAAGAAGGTCTTTCCAGTTGCGGATTCACCAGCGATTGCTGTAATCTTGTTAGCAGGCAGACCGCCATAGATACTACCACTCAGTAGTGCGTTAAAGATGTAAGACCCGGTGTCGATGAAAGTTGAAACGTCTCCTGCTTCTACTCCATCAGCGACAATGCCAGCATACTCGTTCTTACTTTCTTTAACGATATCTTTTAAAAAATCATTCATAATATCTCCTATTGTATTATTGTACTATACACTATTATCTTGTTAATGTCAACTAAAAAAGTCATCAAGCGTGGCAATCTTTTCTAACTGCCATTTAATACTATCTGCAATAAATGTAAGTGGGTCTAAGAATGCCTTTTGAAATTGCATGTCATAATCAATATATCTATGTAAGTCAAACTCTTTAGGGAGAGTTGAAAGAAAAGATATAATATTTTCACCGATAGGATTAGGCATCTTCAAGTGAATAAACTTAATCTTCTCACCATCTTTGATAAGAGGATATCTTTCAGATACTTTCTTATCTTTGACCATCTTGTTATACATCAGAGTACCACGCACATGCATCGGTGTACCCTTAGTGTAGACTTTCATTTCAGATGCATACTTCTGTACACCATTCACAGAGCGAGGGAACGCAATGTCTTCTGGAGGCATCTCTTTAAATTCTTCACGACACTTTTCAATGTACTCAATCAAATCATCATTCGAACCATTCACAACAACTTTGATTGCTTCTTTCAACATCAGACGAACAGGCGCGGGTGTTGAAGATTTGACAACCTCAAGTCCCATAATCTTGAGTTTTGGTTCAGCATATTGAACACCCTCAGAATTATGCACATTTAGAATGTATCTTTTCTTAGCAGTCCAGATGCCTCGGTCAGCGATAACCTCTCGCTTCATAAACATCTTTTGCTGATATGCATTCATATAAGAAGCAAGGTCTTGATAACTCTTATCAATAAACGGTTCCAACTTCTCGGAACCCACTCTATCAAGAAATCTAACAATCTTAGGCGTGAGTTCACGACTTTGATCCTTCGATAGAGGTTCTCCCTCATTAAACACTTTTTGTACCAGTCCACTAAGATTAATGTAAACCGAATCCGTATCGCTTGCAATGACATAGTTCGCTCCATCAGTTTTCAGCAAGTTATTAAAGTACTTATTAATAGCATTCTCAATCCAACGAATAGACAACTGACCAGAAAGTGTGATGCCTTCTGCTTGTCGAATATCGAAATATCTAAAGTACTGATTACCCAAAGCACCATAAGCAGAGTTGAGAGCAATCTTCTTTGCTAACTGAATGTTATGATTTCTTGCAATAACTTTCTGCAACTCAGGTTTCTTTGTAATCTCATATTCTTGTTCTGCTTCAAGCATCTTCTTCTTATAGAATGTTCGACCTTCGTAAATCTCTTCCATCATAGCAGGAAGAAACCCTTGAAAGTCTTTTCTAAAGAATTGACCATTCGCCGCCATGCAATAACCTTCAGTATCGATTTCTTTCTTTGCAAGCAGGTCGTCAACAGAAACATGCACACTCTTCTCAACAATAGTGTCAGGAGAGATATTGTACTGCATAATCAAATGTGGGTATAGAGAGTTCAAGTCAAAAGACATGACCCACTCATGTTGTCCAATCACAGGGTCTTTCACATACGCGCCAGCATAACCATCAGACTTCATACCCAATCTCTTAGGTGGAATCACAACACCACGCTTACGCAAGTGATTATAGATGAGCATATCCCAACAGCGAACTTGTGAGAATACATCTTCATAGTTTACGCGAAAGTCATATGCCATCGTCAAGCACAAATCAATAAGACCAAGTTTGTCTTCAAGTTGTGCTACGAGTTCAACGTCACGAATATTATAGTCTACAAACTTCTGCCAGTCTTTTGTGTAGAAGTCTTTGAAGTTTTCAAACTCATCATGATTAAGTTTCTCTGCGCCGAGTTCAGCATTAGCAATAAAGTCAAGTTTGAAACTCTCATAACCAATACCGCGATACTTACGAAACAGGTCAAGATAATCTAGACCAGCAAGACCAAAGATATCATAGTACTGTTGTTCGCGACCTTGAATAGTTACCTTACCACCCTTGACAATCTTCCAAGGTGATAGATATCGAACTTGGTCTTCACCAAGCAATCTCTCTACACGATTTACAATGTATGGGATATCAAAGAACTTTGAATTCCAACCAGTCAGTACATCAGGTTTAACTTCATCCAAATAGCGAATAAAGTCTCGCAACATATTATGTTCGGACTCAAAATATCGATAGTCTACATCATCACGTTTGTTGTTGTATGGGTGAAGACCCCATGTAGTATATTGACCATTGAGACTATTGCGAACAGTGATGAGTAGAATTTGTTCGTTAGCAGTTTCGATGTTTGGGAACCCATACTCAGTAGAGGTCTCAATGTCAAGTGAAAGAATTGAGATTTGACTAGTATCAAAATCAATGTCATTCTGTTCATAGAAGTTGTCAGAAATCCATTGATATTGAAATTGAGTTTGACCATATACTTTGAAGTTTGATACTTCTTTGTAACGCTCTAAGAATTCTTTACTCTCTTTGATACCGCCGGGTTGTACTGCGCCGACATATTGACCATCAAGAGTTTTATACTCTGTGGGTTCTTGGGATGCTAGAAACAGTGTGGGTGAGAACTCTTTATGTCGTTCCATGATGCGTTGACCATAGTTGTCAACACCACGAACTAGAATATTATTACCCCATTGCTGGACATTTGTATAGAACTTCAAGAAGTCACCTCACATTTACATTATTATAATACTATACACGATTGCGTATAGTTTGTCAAGTCTTTTATTGTCTTTTACCCCTTTAGGAGTTGAGATGGTGATGGTGGTACTACTAGTCCACTGCCGAATGCTTTGTTGTATCCGTTCAGTAGTTCGTTGTTTGGTTCTGCAACATAAACAACCGTATGTTTACCAATTTCTAAATGGTTGTCTGTATATGGACAATAAGGACCCATCTGAACAGACATGTTACCATTTTGTCCTGGCGCCATCATTACAATAGCAGGTTTAACTACATGGATGTGAGTATCATTTTCGCTTTGTACTTTAGCAATAATCTCTTCACCGTTAATCATTTTAATCAATTTAATATTAAGCATTATCATCTTCCTGTAATAGTTCTTTTAAGACTGCAATTGCGCCAACAGTACTATTTGCTTCACGCTCTAATTGCGCGATTGCACCTTGATATTGCTTAATTGCTGATTTCTGTTGTTCAAATATTTCTTCTAGTTCAGATACTTTAGTTTCGATGATTGATGTAGAAACATTCATCTTTTCAAGTTTATCCGTGACTGGTGTTTTTTGTGCCATCTGGTTCTCCATAATTTAAAAATGAGCAGTTTTATCACATGCTCAGGTGGTGCCCTCCGAAGGATTATTTAATATCAATCTTCTTAGGTAGTTTCTCTTCAGGAATGATACGCTCAAGTTCAACCCTCAACATACCATCTTTGAGTTCTGCTCCATTGACAACAACTTCATCAGCAAGAGTAAACTTTCTAGTGAAAGAGCGATTAGAAATACCTTTCCAAATCGACAACTTATCTTTAGTGTCCTCTTGTTTTTTTGATTTGATTGTCAGACAACCTTCTGCAAAATCAATTTCAATATCATCTTTACTGTAACCAGCGAGTGCCATTTCGATAGTGTATTTGTAACCATCTTCAGCATCTTTGACAATATTGTATGGTGGGAACCCTGTGGATTCTGCCTGATGTGTCGCATAGTCCCACAACCTATTGAAGGTGTGGTCGAATCCAACAGCATATGGGGTTAGTAAGTTTTGGTCAAACGATTGTAACGCCGACCTTAGTGTCGTTAAATTAGTCATGTTTTTATCTCCTATTAAGCAAGACTGTTTATAAAAAGAAGACCCTACCATAGGCGTCTTCACATAATATATATATCATCAATCATCATAATATAAAACTATTTAGTCATTATTTCCGCGTTTCCTGCAATTGATACCCTTAAATTTTCACTGTGATAAGGTATCACTTGATGCTGTAACCAACTAGGGAATACTAACATATCTCCCTCTTCTGGTGATATGAAATATAAATTCTCATTATACTCATTATTTTCACCATAAAAGAACTGAATATCACCAGCATGTGGGAAGTCATTTATTTTTGGTTTGTGAGCATAAACAATAAATGATATACCCTTGGCATGTATATGTCTAGGTTGCCATGTATTAGCAAGTTGTCTATTTGCCCATATAGAATATACGGTGACAGATTTTCGTTTATAATCTCTTGCTTCCACAGGTTCATTATGTAATGCAACTAAGTAAGATGAGACTATAGAAGTTATTTCTGTTTTAACATCTGCTTGAGAATGAAACCATTTATATAAGTCATAACTCTTAACGACAGAATTTTTAGTATCTTCAACCCAATTAGGATCACCTAATACAGGAAATGTAGGTAATAATTTTCCATTATAATCCAAACGTGCAAATTTATCTTGAAAACTTTTAAGTGTTTCATTCGAAACTTTTGTTTTTAATATTGCAGGTCCGAAAGGTTTTATAATATCAATATCACTATTAGCAAAACTTATTTGCGTTTCAAGTGATGCCATAAAGTCATTCATTTAAACTGTCTCTTGTTTTTTCTTCCCAATATTGTATTTTGTTTCTAGAACCCACTCGTTCTTCTCTTTGAACGCAATTACTTTAATCTGCGATAAGGGTGCTTGAACATCAATCTTTGCTTCATTGATTACAGATACAAGTCCCCAATCACTTAGTAATTTTACAATTGTGTTTCTACGACTTTGGTCTTCATCTGAAAAGTTTGTTTGCTTACCATCTAGTCCAAAAAGTTCTTTGAAATGCACAATGAAGTATCTACCTTGCTTATGTAAGATATGACAAGACTGATATAACTTTTTATCTTTCTTAGACGCAATCCCAATTCTAGAAAGCGTTTCTCTAATTTTTAGAAAATCATCAGGTTGAGAAAGTTTAACCTCAACCATATTTTCAACTGTCCACTCATTCATTTTGCTCCACCTTTATTTAATCTTTTTCTTATAAGTTCAATTTGTTTTTCAGAAAGGATAGATAGAGCAGAAATTGCTTTTGGGTATGAGTAGTTGAAGTATGCTTTTATACATTCTATATCGTCACTCTTCTCAAACTTCTGCCATTTATCAAATCGCTTTCGCTTACTTATACTATTTAGTAAATAATCAAATTGTAACTTTTTAGCAAGGTGTGGGCGTTGGTTCATCTCATTCGCTTGCAGTACGGTATCAATACCCATACTCAAACCTCTATTGACAATAAAAGCATTGTAACTTTTTTCTGTCAAATCATCAACAATCAAATTCTCTTTAGTGTAATTGATTGCTTTAATATATTCAAAAGGATTATCGGTCATCACGTTTTACATTCCAAAAAAATACTTGATTAAGTCTCCAGTTTTTTGTATACACTTCATGATTACTTATATAACCACCATGCATATACCATCCAGGATATACAACAAGTCTATTATACTTAGCATCAACAATATCATACTTGATGCCAAGTGCGTTTAAATCTACACGAATATCATTCTCTTCTTTATATCCTAGAGTGGTTTCAATTTGCAATTTACCATCTACATGATAGAATGCAGTTCCACCTTCAGAATGCTTATCTAGATATACGATACCCGCAACTTTAGTGTCACTATCTGTGTGAGGAAATTGTTGAAAGTTTTGTGTGGGAGTTTCAATCCATTTGAATAAATTAAATCTACCAGGTTCTGGACTTCTTACAACTTTACACATGTCGAATGATGCATCAATCGCGTCCCATATAATCCTTTGATTGTTATTTTGTGAAGTATCTTTACTATAATTATCTTCTATAGTCAAACGACAATCATAATATTTTTCAAAGTTAAAAGATGGTAAGTTTTTATCCAAGTAATTCTTTTTGAATGCAGGTACATGAGCATCAATTAACATATCATGAATAGCATCTGGATTTTTGTAGAAGTTATCACAGATAAAAATAGGACCTATACCATCAATATTATATATTTCAACTTCAATATTACTTGAGACTGAAAACATCTCCATAGGAATATAAGGAACAGGCATTACTTAAACTCACAATCGACCATGACTTCAGTGAAGAATGCTACCATGTTTACTTCTGGATCAGCAACATGAACATGTTTATACTGATAATCAGCAATCTTCAATACACAAGCAGGAACAGATTGTGGTTGTAAAGTTTCAGTCATAGTGTCGTAGACTTTACGAAAGATGTCTGCGGCGTCACTTGTATTAACAGTCTCAGCAACCCACTTACGCATCTTCTGAAAGTCTTTGTCTTTACAGAACTGAATAACTGCCTTGATTTCAACATCACCACTATTGCTTGCGCTTTCAGCATCGATAGTACCACCGATAGAAAGTTTCTGCAACTCGTTAAGAGTTCTGCGATAATCAGGAAAGAACTTCATTAGAAGACCAGCAACCGTACCTTCATCGTATGAGACATTCTCTTGTGCTAAGATATCTTGCACACGCTTGTTGAAGCGCATAGCAATCGCAGGACGCTCTTGCTTGGGAATGTTAAACTCAATAACAGAACAGCGAGAATGTAGTGCGGGAATAATCTTATTCTTGTAATTACAAGTAAAGATAAATCTACAATTCTTACTGAACTCTTCGATGAAGTTACGGAGTGCTGGTTGGGTAACGGCAGTAAGATAGTCTGCTTCATCATAAATGACTACCTTGCCTTTACCTCCAAATGATACAGTTGAAGCAAAATTTACAATCTTAGTTCGTAGAGTATCAATATCTCCTTCGGAAGACCCGTTGAGAATAATCCAATCGTACCCCATTTGCTGGCATAGTGCTTTTGCTACAGTAGTCTTACCTACGCCAGCAGTTCCACACAACAACAAGTTTGGTATTTCACCTTGTGTAACAAAGTCAAGAAAAGTCTTCTCTAAATGTTTAGGTAAAATAGCATCTTCTACAGTCTGTGGACGATACTTTTCGACCCACAGAAATTCATCACTTTTAATATCCATTATATAATCCTTGTTGTTAAATTAACCTTCGTATGTGCTATCAGTCTCCAATGCAACCCAATATTGTAGGTTCTTATTAGCATTGACCCAATGTGAGATATTTTTGCTTGAAACAGTCAAGTCATACTCACCAGGAATCATACGCAGGTTATCACGCTTGAAGTAGAAGTTGAACTTAGTTCCATTACCTTCTGCAACTTCAACATCAAAACGATTTGATGTTTGGTTCTTCTTATCAGTTGCGACAAGATTAATTGTATCACCATC